GGTCCCCACCACAGTGCTGATCGTGTCAGCGGAAAGTGCGATTGAAGCCATGGCTTCATCTCCAGTGGACAGTGGCCGCGAAGTGCAACCTTGAACTGCCACGGAAACAATTATACACGAAACGGCGCGATCTGAAAGGGTTTGCCATGATATGTTAGGCGATGGACTAACACGCCGACCCACCCGTACCCGACCCCCCGCGCTAACTTTGGGACTCCGTAGCCTGCTGTTAGCCTGCTATTCCGCTCAAACGTTTTCTATCCCCACAAATACGGCACCCCTTGTGCTTACCGGCACCCCCCGGTGCTTAAAAAACGCCCCACCCCAAAAATTTTTTTGTGTGTTCTATAAAAATTTATCTATAACTTCTTATCCTACATAATTACCGCCCCGGGCTGTCCAGTTGTTTGACATCTGTTGACGGTGCAAACTACACTGCGTAAATCAGTCAACTATGACTTGCGACACAGAATGACAATTGAACTCACCCCCGAGTTGGGCATTGAGTTAACGCCTGACATCTCGTACGTAGATTTGCTGGAGCGGGCCAAAGCCGCCTGTGAGTCCATTGCCTTGCTGGAAAAGCATGGTCTGGACACCACAATGACGCAGGAAGATCAGGAGGCGGCAGCAAAACTGACCGCTGCCTACGCCGAAGACCCCGAGCGGGCGTCTCGACTTACCAACCATGTCCGTGCGGCTACACTCACCCCTGCGTCATTGGTCGCGGTGCGTGATTATTTGGATGAATACGGGCGTGCAGTGGTCACTCACGCACTTGAAGTGCGCTATTTGGTGACAAACCGCCTGTTGGAAGAGTCCCGCAACCCCGATCCCCGCATAAGAATCCGTGCGTTGGAGCTTTTGGGCAAGCATTCAGATGTTGGGTTGTTCACAGATCGGTCGGAAGTGACTGTTACTCACCAAACAACGGACGAATTGAAGGAAAAACTCCGTGCAAAACTGCGAAAACTCATGCAACGGGGCGATCCTGACGTAATCGACGTGCCTACTGAGGTAAAAATGGGTGGGGAAGTCATAAATGTTGATGCAGAACTCGGGCTTACCCCTATTTCCGAGGCTTCTTCGCCTGAAATTGACTCATGACGCTTGTATCGGCCCCTGTTGAGGATGATTTTGACTTCACGGAGGAAGAAGTTCAGCTATTGCTGGACAATTTGGACTCATACAGCCCAGAAGAACAGGCAGAAATTGAAAAAATCGCGGATGTGTTGGCTGATCGCAAGCATGCGAGTGCCTGTGTTAACGATTTGATTGAGTTTTGCAAGCACATGCAGCCCGATTACAAGGTGGGTAAGCATCATCGGGTGCTTGCAAACCTGTTGATGGACATCGCCAAGGGCGACAAAGACCGAGTGTGCGTAAACATGCCCCCACGGCATGGTAAATCGCAGTTGGTTAGTATTTACTTCCCAGCATGGTTCCTAGGAAAATATCCTGCGAAGAAGGTGTTGATGGTGTCCCACACCACGGATCTTGCCGTGGACTTTGGTCGCAAGGTGCGAAACATCATTGACTCGGATGAGTACCGCCAAATCTTCCCCAACGTAGGGCTTGCTGCCGATTCAAAGTCAGCCGGTCGTTGGAACACTGCCATGGGCGGTGAATACTTTGCCTGCGGTGTGGGCTCCGCCTTGGCTGGTCGGGGTGCCGATTTACTTCTCGTAGACGACCCACACAATGAACAGGACATCATCAACGGAAATTTTGATGTCTTTGACAAAGCCTATGAGTGGTTTACCTACGGTGCACGGACCCGGTTGATGCCGGGGGGCCGCGTGGCAATCATCCAGACTCGATGGCATCAGGACGACCTGACCGGGCGGGTTACGCGGGACATGGGCCAGAACGAGCAGGCTGACCAGTACGAGGTGGTCGAGTTCCCTGCAATCTTGACGGTGGGCGATCCGCCGGTTGAGAAGCCGTTGTGGCCTGAGTTCTTTGATCTCGCTGCGCTCTACCGCACCAAAGCGTCGATGCCGGTGTTTCAGTGGAACGCTCAGTTTCAGCAAAACCCTACCGCCGAGGAAGCCTCGGTTATCAAGCGCGAGTGGTGGAACATTTGGGAAAAAGAAGACCCGCCCAAGTGCGAGTACATCATCATGACGCTGGACACCGCTGCGGAGACCCACAACCGGGCGGACTTCACCGCTATCACGACGTGGGGCGTGTGGTTCAACGACATCCCAGACACGCCGGGTACCAACACATACAACATCATCCTGCTGAACGCCATCAAAAAGCGTGTGGAGTTTCCTGAACTGAAAGAACTCGCACGGAAAGAGCATGACTATTGGGAGCCCGATGCGTTCATCGTGGAGAAGAAGTCGTCAGGCACTCAGTTGTACCAAGAGATCCGGCGGACGGGGGTGCCCGTCCAAGAATTTACGCCACACCGGGGTACCGGCGACAAGCTGGCGAGGCTAAACTCTATCGCCGATATTGTGCGGTCAGAAATCTGTTGGGTGCCTCAGACCCGGTGGGCGGAGGAAGTAGTTGAGGAAGTGGCGGGGTTCCCGTTTATGGCGCACGATGATTTGGTTGACTCCACGGTGATGGCGCTGATGAGGTTCCGCCAAGGCGGATTTATTCGCTTGCCATCGGATGAGCCCGAGGACGTGCAGTATTTCAGATCACGCGGCAAGAACCGCTACTACTAAAGGAGCCGTCATGGCTACAAGCAACATGGGTAAAGGACTCTACCAAGCACCGTTGGGGTTGGAAGATTCTGACGTGGCGGTAGAAATTGAGCTGGAAGGCCCGGAGATGGAGGTTGGCATCCTTGAGCTTCCCGATGGCGGAGTTGAAGTTAGTTTTGATGTTGAAGGGTTGGACGACGAAGAAGCAGACTTTGGCTCAAACCTTGCCGAGTACCTCGATGAAGGTACGCTTCAGAAGTTGTCGTCCGAGCTGCAAGGACTGATTGATGCCGACATCACAAGCCGCAAAGAGTGGGCGGATACATTTGTCAAGGGTTTGGAGGTGCTTGGGTTCAAGTACGAGGAACGTACAGAACCGTGGGACGGTGCATGCGGCGTGTATTCAACGGTGCTGGCCGAAGCTGCGATTCGATTTCAAGCTGAGACGATGAGTGAGACCTTCCCCGCTGCGGGGCCGGTAAAAACCAAGATCCTTGGAAAAATTACTAAGGAGAAAGAGGAAGCCGCCAATCGTGTCCGTGATGACATGAACTACCAGATTACAGAGCGCATGGTGGAGTACCGGAACGAGCATGAGCGGATGCTCTATAGCCTTGGGCTTGCGGGCTCCGCGTTCAAGAAAGTCTACTTTGATCCTAACCTTGGGCGGCAGGTATCGATCTATCTCCCCGCAGAAGATGTCATCGTGCCGTATGGCACGAGCCACATTGAGACCGCCGAGCGTATAACCCACGTGATGCGTAAGACCAAGAATGAGGTTGAGCGGCTGATTGATGCGGGGTTTTATCGTGACGTTGAGTTGGGCGAACCTGTGCAGTTTTTTTCAGACATCGAGAAAAAGAAAGCCGAAGAGGGTGGGTACACCCTGCAAGACGATGACCGTTACGCACTGTTGGAGGTGCACGCCAACCTGTGCATTGAGGGCGTAGACGACGAAGAAAACGAGCTTGCCAAACCGTATGTCATCACGATTGACAAAGGCACAGGCAAGGTGCTGGCCGTGCGCCGCAACTGGGAAGAAGATGACCCGCTTACGCTTAAACGCGATCACTTCGTGCACTACGTGTACGTCCCCGGGTTTGGGTTCTACGGTTTGGGGTTGATCCATATCATCGGTGGCTACGCACGCGCAGGCACGTCCATCATTCGACAGCTTGTCGACGCTGGCACACTCTCAAATCTCCCCGGCGGGCTTAAGTCCAGAGGACTTCGTATCAAGGGCGATGACACGCCCATTCAGCCGGGTGAGTTTAGGGACGTGGACGTGCCCTCGGGCAGCGTCAAAGACAACATCATGACGCTCCCATACAAGGAGCCAAGTCAGACACTGCTTGCGCTACTTCAGCGGATTACTGAAGAAGGTCGACGCCTTGGCGCGATCAGCGACATGAATGTGTCGGATATGAGCGCCAACGCCCCGGTGGGCACGACATTGGCAATTCTTGAGCGGACCCTCAAGCCGATGGCAGCGGTGCAGGCCCGCGTGCACTACGCGATGAAGCAGGAGTTCAAGCTCCTGAAAACAATCATCGCAGACTACGCGCCGGAGGACTATCAGTACGAGCCGGATACCGGGCATATGCGTGCACGGAAACAGGATTACTCGATGGTGGATGTGATCCCCGTCAGTGACCCCAACAGCAGCACGATGGCGCAGCGCGTGGTGCAGTATCAAGCCGTCTTTCAGATGGCGCAGGCAGCGCCGCAGATTTATGACCTGCCACACCTGCATAGGCAGATGATCGAGACGCTGGGCATCAAGAACGCGGACAAGATTGTCCCGACGGCGGAAGATCGGAAACCCGTAGACCCCGTGTCCGAGAATATGGCTGCGCTGGTAGGCAAACCCCTCAAAGCGTTTATTTATCAGGACCACGACGCGCATATTGCGACGCATACGTCGTTTATGCAGGACCCGATGATTGCTGCCAGTATTGGTCAGAATCCGATGGCGCAGCAAATCATGGCGAGCCTGCAAGCGCACATTGCCGAGCACCTTGGGTTCTCATATCGCAAACAGATTGAAGAGCGTCTGGGCGTGCCGTTGCCGCCGCCCGATGAACCGCTGCCGGAGAACATCGAGGTGCAGCTCTCAAGGCTGGTTGCGGATGCAGGCAAACAAGTGACTCAGGCTCACCAGCAGCAGGCGGCGCAGCAGCAAGCGCAGCAGCAAGCCGCAGATCCCCTGTTCCAGTTGGAGCAAGCCAAGGTGCAGATTGCCCAGCAGGAAGCCGCTGCCAAGATGCAGAAGGTGCAGGGTGAGTTGCAGTTAAAGGCTCAGGAGTTGCAGTTAAAAGCGCAGGCGGATGCAGGTAAAACGCAGGTAGATATGCAGGCAAACGCAGCTAAAACGCAGGCAGAAATGCAGGCGGCTACGCAACGGATGCAGCAGGAGGCGCAGGCTGAAATGTTGCGCCAGCGGCAGGAAGCAGATCGAGCGCAGATGAAGCTCCAGCGCGAGGCTCAGGAGTTCCAGCAAAAGATGCGACAGGCAGCAGAAATGCACGTGCTGAACTTGCAGGCGCAGGCAGAACGCAACCGGTTGCAAGCGGAAAGCGCAACCAAACGCAGGCAGAACGCAGGTAAACCGCCTGCCAAGAAGGATTGATCGTGGCTAAAACCGTCTTTGACGTGCTGATTCATAAATTTGAGGAGGATGTGGCCTCCTCAACACAGTTCTTGGTAGGCGGCGGGGCGAAGAGCTTTGACGACTATAAAGAAGTGGTAGGCAGGATTCGAGGTCTCCAGCTTGCCATTCAAACCACAAAAGACCTTTCGCGTTCTCAAATGGAAGCTGAAGATGAGTGAAACCCAGACCGCCGTAACCGACGAGGAGCTTGAGGCTCAGATGCCTAAACCTGTCGGGTATCGGTTGCTGATTGCGCTACCACAAGTTGAAGAAACATTCAATGAACTAGGTATCGTGAAGGCAGAACGAACTCGGTATGAAGAGCAGTTGATGACTGTGACCGGCGTGGTGCTTGATATGGGCGAACAAGCCTATGCTGACAAGGAGCGTTTTCCCAACGGGCCTTGGTGCAAGGTGGGGGACTTTGTAGTGTTCCGCGCCAACTCTGGTA